GTTGAGAACCGAGACTTGATTACCAGACGTCGAGCCGAGTACGTGTTACAGAATAAGGACTTTCGTATAGCGACTGAAACAGGTCGTCTTGAAGTCCTTAATCAAATGTTGGTAGAGGTTGAAATCAAGAATAGGGCAGCAGGGGGAAGTAACGTCGATTACTGTAACCTTATACTCCGTATCATTGAACAGGCTCGTAAGGAAGTGAAGGGAAACGAAATCAAGATGACCGTTGATGGTCGTATTGATATCAATGCCACACTTCACGCTGAGACCAACGTGATGACGGTCATGAAGCAGATGTCTATCAATGCGTTGGTAGTTGGTTTGACGGCTGCAAAGGTAGGGTTGAATCCAACCGTGTTGATATCACAGTTGGCGTCATCATGGTATGCGAAGTTCAACGGGTTCAATGGTAACTTGATGGATGGTGAACAGGTACAGTTGCCGTCAGCACTGATTAAGCAGTACGACTGGGACCAGATAGAGCGTTCCTCTAAAGAGTTTGTTCAGGAGTTCACCCCTATCACGGAAATCATTGATGAGAAGGAACCTGAGAAGCAAACCACAGCCGAAACAACTCGTAAGAATATGCTTCTACGATTGAAGTCAATGAAGGCAGCGAAGGCACAGGAAGACAGCCGTGCCAACCCTGTTACACCTGACGACAAGGATATGAGCCTCAAGGAGAATGGTGTGGTACTGGCTCCGGAAACAGATGAACCCGAAGAGCCGAAAGGTGAGTTCGAAATAGACTACAATCTTAACAAGCATTACAAGCAGAAGAAGAATATGCGTGTAAAGGGTGCGATAGGAGAGTCTATTGCTCGTCACAAGGCACAAAAAGAAGAGGGTGAGGTAAATGTAAACAAAGCGGAAGCAGAAGCCGCAGCGAGACGTGAAAGACGGAAAGCACGTCGCGAAGCAAAGAAGAAAGGAAATCAAGAATGAAAATAGTTTATAACACATGGTTCCCGTTTGGGAATTATCATACGTTGAACTTCTTCGGAATACTGTTTACCAAGCGTAAACAGTTACCGGAGTCAACAATCACGCACGAGTCGATACATACGGCTCAAATGAAGGAGATGCTCTGGCTGTTCTTCTACCTGTGGTATGGGGTTGAGTACCTACTCATCAGGCTGTTCCACAAGAAACAGAACTGTGCATATCACGACATCAGTCTTGAGGAAGAGGCTCACAATAATGATGAGAATCCTGACTATCTCAAGACTCGTAAGCATTATGCGTGGTGGAAATACATAAGGCTTCGAAGCAATCATAAATAAATTTCGTTTAACAATTTAATTTCAAAGATTATGCAAAAAGACTTTTTGACAATCACCCCAGACTCTGGGGAGGGGTCACAGGAAGTGACCGTTCAGGCAGGAGCCAATTATGGTGATGCTCGCTCTACCACGATAACCATTTCGGGGGGGGGTATCGCTCGAACTATCGATGTGAGTCAGGCTCAAGGACGTTTTACAGCGTCTAAAACAGGTTCTATTCAGTTTAACAATTTGCTTTATGAACGGGTAACGTCAAGACTTTATTTAAGGCTGATAAATACAAACAACGAAAGCGAATATATCAGTTTGTGTGAAAGGCTGGATATAATGAATTCAGGCGAGAAAAATACTGAACAGATATCTGGGAAAGTTCAATGGACAGGGAGTCGGACGTTCACGACAAACAAATGCACCCTAATTATTTCATCTGGAAAGAATGAAAGTATTGACATCACGCTGAATGGACAAACTTTAGTCAAGGGAACATTCACTTCTCAGCAAGAAGTTAGATTTTCAACTATAACAATATCTCCGGGAGATACATTGAGAGTATCAGGAACAGTTCGATATTCGTAAAAAGAAAGGGTGAGCCGAAAGACTCACCCTGTTTTGTTTACCTGTGCACAGGCTTCTAAATACCTGTCGGAGTAACATTGTAAGAACGTACCATCCACGCTTCCTTTTCCATGCTTTCAATCATGTCCTCAAGGAAGTTAAGAGTAGCAAGGTCATTCTCGGGGATTTGTTTGTGAATGTCTCTGATAGAGCGTATCAACTTATCCCAGTCGTCACGAATGATTTTCCACATGTCAAGAGCCTGTGGAACGGCTTCGCTCATACCGAATTCCTTGATGTGGTTGTTCTGTAACATTGCTTCCATAGAACCCAGCGGACGTTTACCAAGAGCACGGACACGTTCAGCAACATCATCAACACGTTCAATTTCTTTTTCGTAGAGTTTCAGCATAGCCTCGTGATAGGAACCAAATGAGTCTCCTACGACGTTCCAGTGAAATTGCCATGTCTTCAGCAATAGTGTGAAGTGGTCAGCAAGTAAACCATTCAGCAAGAGGGCACTATGTTCGAGTTCCTCTTCAGTTAAACCAGTCTTAATCATTTTCCTTTAATATTAAAGAGTTTATAAACAGTTATATAACGATTACAAAGGTACAAAGAATAAAATCTTTAGGAAAATCTAAGAATATTCCGGATAAATCATTGGATATATCAAAAGAATGACTAACTTTGTTGCGTCAAACAATAAATCAACGGAATAATATGAAGACTTTAATAGAATTAAAACAGGCTGCTGAGAGTAAAGGTTTACGGTTCGAAGTAAACAAGTGGGACCCGACTATCAGACGTTGGGAAACCGATAAAGTTCCTAATCCTGACTTCATGAAGATAGAGATTGGTATTGTGGAAGAGAGGTCGTAAGAAGATAGTGAAATGTAAGTTCACCCGTGCTGAATATATTGAGTTCAGTCAGATGTGGGAGTGGCACAGAAAGAACTATTTGGCTGAACGTAAACGCATGAGGGAACTGTTCCAGATAGCCTACTACGATAAATTCAAGATGTATGCTTCGGAGACCTGTGATGAGTATGAAGCCCAGCGGTCAAAGAAGAAAGACAGCGACCTCACAATGGAGGATATATTAGCGATAAACATGATGGCAGCAGCCTGTAAGAACAAATCCTTCTACAAACAAATAGGAGAGGCAAACGACGACGAAGACGACGAGTAATGATTTCCCCGAAAATAATCAGGGATTTCTTTTGATATGTCAATCTTTATACATATATTTGCTTCCGTAAATCAAACAAGTGTAATCATGAGAAAGAAAACATCACATCGCGAGAAGGACTTCGGTCTGGTTCAAAGAGCCTTATGTGGTGACCAGGATGCCTTCACAACGATATTCAAGAAGTACAATGTTATCCTCACTATACAGATTGGTGAGATTATCAATGACAAAGATTTAACAGCCGACATCGTAATGGAAACATTCGAAAAGGCTTTCGAGCGGTTAGAACGCTTTCAACCAGACTATCAATTGAGTGCGTGGTTAGTTCGTATCG